GCAAAGGCGAGTGAATCACCCGGGATAAGAAAGAGCTTGGCTTCTGTGGCGCACAGCGCGTGAATGCGGATGTCGATTGACAAGCAACCCACCACCAAGGAGCCCCCAATGGCCAAGAAGACGTCCCCCACCGCACTGTCCCCCGATGAGATCGAACTGTTGTTCGAATCGATTGCCCTGGACCACCTGTTCATCGAAACCCTGCAAACCCGCCACCGCGACAGCCTGGACTTCCACGATGTCAGCGTCTGGGGCGTCAAGAGCGCCTTGCAAGCCGCGTTTGATGCCGGCCTGCAGGCAGCAGGCGGTGCGCCCAAGCAGCCGGTGCATCGCAGCCGCAAGTCCAAAGGGGCACTTTCCGCCAACGGCACCGCCACCGCATTTCAAGCCTGAGGCAGCCATGGCCACCACACTCAACCCCAACCAGCAGGCCATCCTGGAGCGCGCCGTGCAGGACAGCGCCGGCAAGATCGTCTGGTTCCCCGAGCACATCAAGGGCGGTGCCCGCGCCAAGGTGCTCGAAGGCCTGTTCAAGCGCGCCCTGATCACGCCCGACGGCGATGACTGGGTGGTCGCTGCCAAGGGCTACGACGCCCTGGGCTTGCCCCGACCGGGCGCATTGCCTCCCACCATCACACTTGACGATCCAGAGCTGGAGGCCGATGTCGCCAGTGCCGAGGCCAGTTGGCAGCGGCCCGCCAAGGACAAGCCGGTTCGTACCCGTGCCGACAGCAAGCAGGCCCTGGTCATCGGCCTGCTGCAGCGACCCGAGGGCGCCACCATCGCGCAGATCATGGAGGCCACCGGCTGGCAGCAGCACACCGTGCGCGGCACCCTGGCCGGCACGCTCAAGAAACGCCTGGGGATGACCATCACATCAGCCAAGGAGGCAGGTGGTCAGCGGGTGTACCGCATCGAGTCCACAGCCTCTGTCAACGCCACCGCCACCACCACTGAATCGGAGGCCGCATGAACGTCCGTCTCAACTTGGCGCGGATTGATGAACTGGGGCAGCGCCTAGCCGACCAGGCGTTTCGCACCCTGATCAGCCTCTGCCCCGAAATCAAATCCGCCAGCCCGGCGCGCCAGGAGGCGGTGTGTGCCGCGATGCGCGCCAAGGTGGCACCGGCCATCGACAGCCTGCTCGAAGACGCCCGACTGGCGCCCTGTTTGGCCGATGCAGCGTTTCACAACGCCGTGCTCACCCTGGCACTTGCTGGCATTGAAGCCTTGCAGGCCACCGCCAAGCACCCCAAGTACAGCACTTCAAAAACCAGAAAGGATCACCATGCCCAGCATGTCCATCACCATTGAACGCACGCCCATGACTGTGCAGTGGGAGGGCCAAGAGATCCAGGTCGAACAACTCGGCATCCGGCTGCCGTTTGCGCGTAAGCCCGCAGACCTCAAGGACATGAGCGCCAGCGGCGACTACGTGGTCTATGTCACCGAGACACGGACCATGACGCCCGAAGAGTTCGACGGTTTTGCCGCCAACCTGCTGGCCTCGCGCGACTGGCTGGCCGGCAAGGGCGGGTATGTGGGTCAGGGGCGCCTGTGCGTGGAAGTCCACGCCCCCGGTCGCCCGTATCTGTACGTCGATCCGTCCGGCGGGGACTACGCGCGTTACGCCGCCCGGCTTGGGTAGTGGCTAGACCGCCACGCTGTGCATCTTCTTGGGGTGAAGCCTTGGCTTCTCAATCGAACAGCGCGTCAATGGGGTCATCGCCAAACGATTGAACGGAGACCCACCATGACCCTCGACCTCGACACCCTGATGCGCCAGATGGCTGAACAAAAGGCCAAAGATGCCCTGATGACCGCCCGCTCCACCCTGGAGCGCAGCCTGCGTGAACTGGACCACTACATCGAGAGGCTCGATACCGCCGAGACGCCCCAGGACAAATCGCAGGTGATGAACTGGGCGCTCAACGCCCTGGCCTGCAACATCACGCCCAACCTGCGCCTGGACCTGATTGCCAACGCCCAGGCCGAATTGGCCAGCGTCGCGAAATGATCACGGCCTCCAAGAATGATCGAGAAAGCCTTGGCTTTCATATCGAACAGCGCGTGAATGGAGTCATCGCCAACACATGCACGGAGCCCACGATGACCACCACCCAGCATGCACAGATCCCTGCCACCCAAAACGAGGCCTGGGGATTTTGGGGATCGATGAATGAAAGGGCTGAAGCCGCCTGGCCGATCGCGATGACCGCGATCTCGGACGCCACCTACCAGCCCCTCGAGTCAGTCCGCACCTTCCTCGACAGCCGCCACGGTCGGCACTTTGCGGACGACGTCCTGAACGAACTGCACGCCGGCGCCAACCTGAAGGACGCGATCCACACCGCCACCCAACGCTGGATGGGCTGGACCATCGGGCGCCAGACCAGCAAGCAATACGGCATCCCCATGGGTCTGCCTTACCTCACCGGATTCGTGATTCACTGCGAAATCGTCGAAGAGACCATGGCCGACTGACGCACCCGCAGCGCTTCAAAACTCCGGCGCAGTGCGTAGCTGCGTACGATCGACACGACCGTGAAGATCAGGCCGATCAACAGATTCTCGGTAACGGTCACGGCCAGACCGAACAACGGGAAGACCACCATTTGCGTGGCCAGAGCTACCCCATACCCCACCAGCACATTGGCGAGCGACTCCAGAAGAGACATCAGACGCGACTGTTTCATGCGTCGGCCTCCACTGAATCTGCGGGTGTCGCCATGCCTGCCGCTGCCGCCAGGTCGTTGAACTTGACCGCATCGGCTTCCCGGTAGGCCTCCTGCCCAGTCCAATCTTGCCATCGGCGCACGATCACATCGACGTATTTGGGATCGAGTTCGATCAGCCAGCCGATGCGGCCGGACTTTTCTGCGGCGATCAGGGTGGTCCCAGAGCCACCGAAGGGATCGAGCACGATGTCACCTGGACGGCTGGAGTTGCGGATGGCCCGCTCGACCAGTTCCACCGGCTTCATGGTCGGGTGCAGATCGTTCTTCTGCGGCTTCTTGATGTTCCAGACATCGCCCTGGTCTCGGTCACCGCACCAGTGGCGGTTCTGCCCCTCGGGCCAGCCGTAGAGGATGGGCTCGTACTGGCGCTGGTAGTCAGCACGGCCAAGCGTGAAGGTGTTCTTGGCCCAGATGATGAAGGTCGACCACTTGCCGCCAGCAGCCCGGAAGGCTTGCTGCAGCGTATCCAGCTCGCTGGACGACATGGCGATGTAGGTGGCACCAGCGCATCGCACCAACATCGGGGCCAATGCCGCCAGCAGGAAGTCGTAGAAGCCGTCACCCAGGTTGTCATTCAGGATCGGGCGGTCCTTGCCGCGCATCTTGTCCTTTGCGCTGTTGGCATAGTCCACGTTGTACGGTGGATCGGTGAACACCATGTCGGCCTGGGCATCGGCCATCAGCGCGTCGTAGCTTGCCGGGTCGGTGGCATCGCCACACAGCACGCGGTGGTTGCCCAGCTCCCAAACATCTCCCGGTCGGGAGATTGGCGTGACCGGCACCTCGGGAACGGCATCGTCATCCGTCTGTCCGTCGACTGTGGTTTCCTCACCGGCCATGATCTCGGCCAGTGCATCGCCATCGAAGCCGGTGATGTCCAGGTTGAAGCCATCCTCCTGCAACGACTGCAGCTCGATGCGCAGCATGGCATCGTCCCAGCCGGCGTTTTCTGCGATGCGGTTGTCCGCGATGATCAATGCCCGGCGCTGGGTCGGGGTCAGATGATCGAGTACGACCACGGGCACCGTGTCCAGCCCCAGCTTCTGGGCAGCGGCCAAGCGACCGTGACCGGCGACGATCACGCCATCGGAGCCGGCCAGGATCGGATTGGTAAAACCGAACTCGACGATGGAGGCGGCGATCTGCGCCACCTGCTCCTCGGAATGGGTGCGAGCATTGCGGGCGTAGGGCACCAGTTTGTCGGTGGGCCAGCGCTCAATGTGGGTGGAGAGCCAGGGTTCAGACATGGACCAACCCCGGCTCATAGACCGTCTTGCGCTGCACCAGCTTGGCCGTCAGCAATTGGGTGCGCTCGCTCGGCAAGGCCACCGCCAGATGCGCCCAACGCCCAAACTCGTGAATGATCTGCACGCACGGCAGCTTCATTTGCTGCGCGGTCTGACAGACCGCCAGCGGCGACAGCCCTGGCACGATGAGGTCGGCGGCGCGTCCCTGCATGTGGTGGCTGGTCTTGCTGCCACCGACGGCACTGTTGAGTGCCGGCGAGCGGTACCCGGACGTGATGACCACCGGGCGGCCGAGCTTGACGCGCAACGGCTGCAATACCAACTGACACAGCCGACGCAGGTTTTCGATGACCTCGGGCGTGGGCTCGTTGGCGATGCCATGGCGCGCGGCGGACTCCGAGACCAGAAACTCAGCCAGTTCGAAATGTTCAGACAGTTGCATGTTCGCTCTCTTTGCGGCGCTCGGCTTTGCGTTGCTGGGCGACGACCTCAAAGGGTTCTCCGGTGGCGGCCAGAGTGACCGGCACACCGGGGAAGTTCTGTTGGAAACGGATCAGCGCCACATCGACGTACTCTGGGGCGATCTCGACGGCCCGACCGATGCGGCCGGTGCGCTGGGCGGCTATCAGCGTGGTGCCGCTGCCGCCAAACGGTTCGAAGACAATCTCGCCTTCTTGGGTGTAGGCCTCAATGACTTCCACCGGCAGGGTCACGGGAAACACGGCTGGGTGATCGATACCCTGGCCGATCTTTCCCTTGTGGCGCATGACCCGGATCACCGAGTCGGGGATGCGGTGGTCCTGCGTCGGCTGACCCGCAGCGGTCCAACCGTTGACCTGGCCATCCTTGCCGCGCATAGCGGTAGAGGAACCGTCGGCGCGCAGATGGGTTTCCTGGCCGGCGAACTTGCAGGGAACGGTCTTGTTGGGCTTTCGGGTCTGGCGGTTGAAGTGGAAGATGAACTCGAAACTCGGTGCCAGGCGGCCCTGCCAGTCCCCCGGCATTCCCGGCCCTTGGTCCCAGACGTACCAGGCAAAGCGCCGCCAGCCTTGGGTTCGCATCCAGCCAAGCCAAGCATCCCAGTACGGGATGTACTCGTTGTCGCGGTGGATCAATCCGAGGTTGACCAGCACCTGACCATCGGGGGCCATAGGCACCTGGGCGAACACACCGCGCATCAGGCCGTCCCAGTCGGCGATGCCGCCGGAGGTGTAGTCACGCTGGTTGCCGTAGGGCGGTGAGGTGAAGCACAGGCTCGCCTGCTCGCCCTGCATCAGAGTGGCGACCACCGATGGATCGCTGGCATCGCCACAGATCAGGCGGTGCGGGCCCAGTTGCCAGACGTCCCCTAGTCGGGAGATCGGCTGCTTGGGTGGCTCGGGGACCTCATCGTCCTCATCGCTAGCAGGCTCATCGGTATCCGAACCATCTGTCTCTCCGATGTCGGCCAGCATCTGAGCAAGCTCGTCATCGTCGAAGCCGGTGAGCAGCAGGTCGTAGCCTGCTTCGGACAGCTCCGCCAATTCCAGTGCCAGCAGTTCATCGTCCCAGCCGGCGTCCAAGGCCAGGCGGTTGTCAGCGATCACGTAGGCGCGCTTCTGGGCTGGGCTCAAGTGCCCCAGCTCAATGACCGGGACATCGACCAGTTCCAGCTTGCGTGCCGCAGCCAGGCGTCCATGGCCGGCGATGATTCCGTTGTCGCCGTCGATCAGGATGGGCTGGGTCCAGCCGAATTCCACGATGCTGGCCGAGATCTTGGCAATCTGGGCCGGCGAATGCGTGCGCGGATTGCGCGCATAGGGCAGCAGCGCATCGATCGGGCGGTATTCGATCTGCAGGTTTGGCGTCATGGAATTGAAAAACCCGCCGAGCGTTGCCGCCGGGCGGGTTGGAAATATTCAGGGGCGGTAACTGTCAGGGGCGGTGGTAACCACAGGCCGGTAACCTGGCCGGGTGGTAACCTGTTTTTCTGGTCAGTCGCTATCGAAATCTCGCGCTGTTGCCCCCCGCATACCGCTTTGGCCAGGAAGGACCCATCGATTTTCCGCAGGACTCCGCAATCATCTGGTTGGCATCAGCCATCAAGGGTTTGCATCGATCCGCATCTGACGGGATGGGCCGCTGTAATCCAAAGATCGCATCCACTGCCCACACCGCTGTCCTGACCATAGCTGAAACTGTAGGCCGAAACCTGGTGAAACGCGACAGGGAATGTTTTGGCATCCGTCATCACCATCCCGCGTCACCCCGCGCACTCCATCAACTTGCCGCGACTTCACTCAATGGCCTTGGTTCAGGTGCAGAGTGACCAGATGGATGGCGGCATCAAAGCGGCGCTGAGCGGTTCGGGCTGCACAGGCAAACCGCCGACCGATCTGCTCCCAGCGATAACGGTTCGAGCGCATCCACACCAGGTGGCGCTGTTCCACCTCAAGCCACAGTACCCAGCGGGAGACCTCCAACATGCGCTGCACAGCCTGCGGACTGGGTGGCATCGGGCGGTACAGCCGCTCAGGGTCTGGGTAACGCTCGGGCACCTGGAAGGCCAGCGTCATCCAGGGGTTGAAGTAGCCGCCAGGCCTGACGCGTGGCAGCTTGTGTGCGGTCTCGGCAGCCTCGGCAAAGCGGGCTGCTACGTCCTCCACGGTCCATTCGGTTCTTGTCTCAGTCATGGCGCTTACCTCCAGCCCCGTAGAGACGTTCACCCAGCCTGCGTACGAACTGTTTTTCCACCCAATCCAGCCGGTCGTCGTTCTCTGACACCACCAGGATGTGGTCATTTCGCCAGCCCTCGCGTTTGACAGCGTCGAGGTCCGGCGTGGTCGGCTGCAGATTGCCCAGGAGGCAGCGGTAGCGGTGTTGCGGCACTTTCATGTCACACCCCCTCTGCGGCTATCTCACGGGCCAGGTAGAGCAAGGCGATGGCGTCGGCCTCGTTGTCGTCTGCCGGGCTGTGGCCACGGGCTCGAACGGATCCCACCATGTCCTCCTTGCTGGCGTTGCCTTTGCCGGTGGCGTGCTTCTTGATCGTGCCGACCGGAATGCCCTGATACGGGATCTGGTGGTGTTCGCACCAGGCGGTCAGCTGGCCCATGAAGCCGCCGTAGGCGTGTGCAGCGTCGACACCGACGTGGCGGCGAACTTCTTCGAACACCACCTGCTCAATGCCGTCATTGCACTGCTTGATGTCGGTGAGCCAGCGCTTGAACCGAAGGAAGCGCATGCCGCCACCTTCGAAGCGTTGGGGTTTGAAGGATTGGCTGCCACTGGTGAGGCTGCCGTCGCGGCAGGCCAGTGCCCAGCCCGTTTGGGTGCCCAGATCGAGGGCGAGAATGGTCGTTGTGTTCATTGGTCACTCCATGTGCTTTTTGACATTTGGTGACCGAAGGTGACCCGTTTCTCGTTATCTGCTCGCGCCTGCGCGCGTACACGTGTAGAGAGATAACGAGATGCCGGTCACTTTCGGTCACCCATTCGGGTCAGTCATCGCGATAGGGCATGTAGCCGCCTGGATCGCGGGGCTTAAGTGAGAGGCCGGACAAGGCCTTGGCCCCGCCGTGCATCCTTGTGCGGGCAAACCCACGGTTGATGAGTTGCTGGGTCAGCCAGCGACTGGTGCCCACGTACTCACCGCGTCGCTCGGCCCGCTCACGCCAACGCTGGTAGATTGCGGAGATCGCCTCACGCGCCACGGGCGATTGCTGGCAGTCCTCGTCCAGGAACTCGCCAATGGCGTCTTCCTCTTCGAAGTACTCGTCTGTGGCATCGAGCACCTGCTGCGGCGGATCGAGCCGGCCCAAGCGCTGCCACTCCAAACAGCCTTGAACGGCCCAGGCCAGAATTCCGTCGCGCTCGGCCAGCAGCTTTTGCTGCAGATGCTTGTCACGGCGCTCAGGAGGTACGGTGATCGTGAATGGGATCAGGTGCAGTCGCCGCTTCATCGCTTCATCGATGTTGCGGATCGCCGGCTTGTGATTGCCAGCCACGATCAGCTTGAATTGCGGCATGAACTCGAAGAAATCCTGGCGCATGAAGCGGGCAGAAATCTTGTCGCCACCCGTCAGGCTCTTGACCTTGGATTCAGCCCAGCGGCGCCCCTGCTCGGTCTCAATCGCTGCGACAAAGCGTGCCCCGCGCAAGCTGGCCATATCCGTCGGATGCCGGTCCGTGCGGGTTTCCATGAACGTGTCCATGGGTGCATTCGTCGCGTAATCACCCAGGATGGTGGCCAACGTGTTGACGAACACCGATTTGCCGTTCGCGCCCGTGCCATACAGGAAGAACAGCGCGTGCTCACGGGTCGACCCCGTCAGGGCATACCCCGCCATGCGAGCCAGATACGCTTGCAAGGTCTGATCGCCACCCGTGACTTCATTCAGGAATTGCCGCCATGTGGGGCAATCCCCCGATGGCGTGGCGGTCGTGATCTTGGTCAGCCGATCCATCCGGTCGTGCGAACGCAAGATGCCGTTCTTCAGATTCACCACCCCGCCCGGCGTATTGAGCAGCCAGGGGTCGGCGTCCCACTCATCGGCGGTGGCCGCATGTCGCCGATCTGAACGCGCAAGTCGTTCCAGCCCGGCCACGGTGCCACTGCTGGCGAGTTTGGCCGCCACCCGGTGCGAATCGGCCTTGAGCGCTGCCTCACGGCAGATCTGCCGCATCAGGTGGTGCGCCGCCAACGTCTCCTCGGTTTGCCAGCGCTTGCCAGTCCAGAACACCCATTTGCCCCACAAGGCGACATAACGCCAATCCTGTGCGTATCGACTTGAGAAGGTCAGCGCCAGCGCGTCCTCCGTTGCCCAGACCGATTGCTCGGTGGGATCTACTGTTTGCGCAGACTCGGTGGTCGATGGCTGAAACTGGATGCGCTCGCCATCGGCAAGGAAACCCTGCACATCAAAGCCATCGGCAAGTGCATCGGCCGCATCCCACCCATCCGCAGATCCATTGGGTGCGTCCGCTGTCGGGTTAGCAGGCGGCATCAGTACTGCGCAATGATGGGCACCGGCCGCCATAACGGCCTCGGCCGCATTCATCGCATATTCCCAGCCGGGTTTGTCGCGATCGGGCCAGATCAGGACATCCCTGCCCTGCAGGGGTGCCCAGTCGGTCTTGTCGATGGGCGCGTTGGCACCATGCATCGCGGTGGTCGCGCAAAAGCCGGCATCGATCAAGGCCTGCGCACACTTTTCTCCTTCGACCAGAATCACCTGTTCGGCGTGGGCAATACCGGGCTGATTGAACAGCGGCCTTGGATCGGGCGGCGCCATCTTGCGGCGCTTGGCATCCCATGGCCGGAACTCCTTGCGGCCCGGAGCCGGCTCGTACCGATATACGCAGGCAATCAGACTGCCGTCGGCGGCCAAGTAGTCCCATTTGGCCGTGGCGGGCCCCAGCTCATCCACCGGTGCGCCTGCTTTGCGTTTGACGGGCGACACAGCGGGCGCGCGACCGAGCAGTTCGCGGGCGAAGCCCAGCACGGCAGCGAAATCGCGATGTGTATCCCAGTGACGGTGCGCAGCGATGAGGGCGAAGATGTCGCCACCATTACCCGTAGCGCGGTCGATCCACAGACCGGCCCGCTCGCCGTCGAGCTCAATTACCAGACTGCGCCCCGGGCTGCCCAGCACATCGCCGACCGCGAATTTGCCGTGCACGGCCTTTCCAGCCGGAAAAAGGGAAAACAGCACACCCTCCAGCCGCGCCAAGATAGCGGCACGCAACTCATCCCGCTCGGCATTGCCGCCTGCAGAAGAACCGACATCGTCCTGACCATTGAAATCAAGCATGGCCACCTCCTTCGGTGGTATCTGCCGGATTCAGATAGCCCGCTTTGGTCGCGATCTCGCGCATGAACTCGGGCGACAGGCCGACCTGTTCGCACCAGATTTCCAGGCGGCCATCATGGAAGAATCGTCGGGCCTCGGCACGCTGATGCTTCGAGGGCGAGCACAGGTCAATGAAGGCCTGCTTGATTACCGCCACGATCAGCCGCGATTCCGGACATACGACCGCGACATGGCGCAACAGCAGGCGCTCCAGCAGGGATGCACCGATCAGGGGTTTCTGGCGACGGGTGCTCACCGTCAATGCCTCGATAACGGGTGGAGGAAGACGTGTATTCATGAGTGCTCCCCCCGGTCGTTCGCACCCTGCTCACCCCAACACCGCCGCGCCCAGGCGCAATACTTGCACTCGTAGAAACTCGACTCGGTCGCCACGCGCGGCAGCAACTCACCGGCCTCGGTGGCCTGGATGACCTTGACGGCCCGATCCGACATGCGCTGCGCAAGCGCCGCATCAAACGGCACCAGTTCCAGCCAGAGCTCCTGGGTGTCCTTGTTGATGGCGGTGAACAGTGCCGGTTGGGATGCGATACCAGGAATGCTCGGCTCCATGTAGGCCTGGTAGACCGCCATCTGGGTGGCATAAATAGGCTTGGTAACAGCGACTCCCTTCTTGGCGGTGTCGCGCCAGTTCTTGTCGTTCATGGTTTTGCATTCCCAGAGCATGGGAAAAGACAAGTTCAACGCGGTGGGTGCGCCAGCAATCACGCCGTCGACATGCCCCTGGATGCGGCCGCCCGCAACAGAGAAGCCAAACTGCTCGCCATCCTGCTTGCGGGTGTAAAGGTCGAAGCCAGCCAGGCGCAGCCAGCGGATGGCAAGGTCCTCCATCACATGGCCAACCTCAAAGATTCGCAGCGTGCGACCGGGCAACTCGGCGCCGTCGTCGACCGGCGCATCGACATACTCGTACTGCAGTGCTCGCTCGCACGCCACGCCCAAGCGGGAAGCACCGAGATAACGTCGGCGTACCTGCTGATTGCGCTCCGTTTGCAGGGCGGCATCAAGCAACGCCGATACCTGCTCATGAAATTTGGGTTGATGGTTCAGGTCTATCATCAAAAGGGAATCCTGTGGTGATCGCCACCCGTCGCTGCAGATGCCTGACGACTGGCACGTTGTTCGAAGAAAGCGCGGTCGCGCTCGGCCATGCGTTCGTGCTCGACCAGCATGTGGGCCTGATAGGCATCGACCACGACCTCCACCAGACGCAGGACTTCGTCCTTGCCGTAGTCGGCTAAAGGGCGATCCATGCCAATGGAGGCGACGTACTCGCCCAGCGGACCGAGAGCGGATCGCATAGCGGCGATCTCCATATCGCTGGGATCAATCACGGCGCTCTCCTGAAACTGGGTCAGGCGCGCCATGAGCTTGGAGAACGCGTTCTGACACCGCATGGAGCAGAACACCCAGCGATCGCTGTAGCGGCGAGGATCGGAGCGCGGCAGGCGGGGGTTGAAATACCCCAGGCCTTTGGCTTGGCGGGAGCACACAGCACATTTCACGCAACCTCCCGAAGCTCAGTCATCACTGCGTCATTGGCAGCGGTGACCAATCGCTGGATGGCCGCCTTGTTGAACTGGAAGGTCAGCAGTGCCGAGGCCTGATAGCGGGTCAGGCTGAAATCAGCACGCAAGGGTGCAGGTAGGTAACGAAGTTGCCCGGGCGTGGGCGACTCCTGCAGCCAGCGACGGGTTTTGTGGGCGGCATCGTCGACTTCCTGGTCATTGAGCCAGTCATTGGCCTGGGCCAGACACACCGTGCGCTCCCCGGCGCCTAGCAAGCGAGGAGACACCTTTTCGGCACCACCCACCGCGTACCAGCGTCCGGCAAGGAAGAAGACCCCCGCCCAGGCTTTGAAACCGGTGGCCAGCAGCGCACAGTCATCGCCGAAGAGATCGCACCAGGCAAAGTTGGAGCGCTTGAGCAGGTCGATTTCGGTCATCACGAAATCGCTGATCTGATGCCGCGTCTCCTCGATCTCCTTGGCAAAACTGTGCCCACAGAGCGGGCACTCGCGACTGGCCATGGGTACTTCTGCATCACACTGCGGACAGTGCTTGGTTGGTGCCTCACCGTCACCGGCAAAGCCATCGAGATCTACTTCCTGCTCCAGACTGCCGTGACGCAAGGACGCTGTTCCGAAATCCAAGACGACGCAGTCCGTCTTGATGACGCCCGGGTGTTCGGCAGGATCGACCACGCGAAGGCCGCGCCCGACCATCTGGATTAGGGTGGACTTGTAGGAACTGGGGCGCAGCAGCACGATGCACGAGGTCGGCGTGTAGTCGTAACCCTCCGTGAGCACGGCGACATTGACCAGCACCGTCACATCACCGGTTTCATAGGACGCCAGCGTGGACTGACGTTCGGCAGGGGTCATCTCGCCATGAACCACAGCGGCCTTCACCCCTGCTGCAATGAATGCATGACAAACCGCATGCGCGTGATCGACCGTGGCAGCAAAAGCAATGGTCTTGCGCCGGGCGGCATGCTCCTGCCAGTGCTGGACCACCGCCGCATTGACAGGCGTGGTGTTCATGATCGACGCCACGGCGTTCATGTCGTAGTCGTCAGTCAGTTTGCGCACGCCGTCGAGTGCGTCGCGGGTGCCAACGTCCACCACGAAGGTGCGCGGCGACACCAGGTAGCCGGAACGAATCAACTCACCCAACCGGATCTGATCCGCAACATTGGAGAACACTTCCCGAAGCCCCTTGCCGTCACCGCGATTGGGTGTTGCGGTCACGCCATAAATCAGCGCATGCGGGTTCTTGGCCAGAACGGTATCGATGACCAGCCGGTAAGTCGGCGCCGCGCAGTGGTGGGCTTCGTCGATCACCAGCATGTCCAGCGAGGGCATCTGCTCGAGGTTGCGCGCCAAGGTTTGCACCATAGCGAAGGTGGCTTGACCCGACCAGGACTTCTGGCGAGCATCGAACACGGAAGTGCTGACGTGGGGATTAACCCGGCCAAATTTGGCCAGGTTTTGTGCGGTCAGTTCATCCCGGTGGGCCAGGACGCACACCTTGGCATCCGGTTGTTGCAGAAACTCCCCGGCCGTGCCGGACAGGCAGATGGTCTTACCTGCACCGGTCGGTGCCACGCCGAGAGTGTTGCCGTGGGCCTTGAGGGCCGTGACGCAGCGGGTGACGAACTCCCGCTGCCGAGGACGCAGCATCATGGGAAGTCCTCCTTATTGCGCCCAGGCGGGACGGGTGGGCACGGCAGGGGCAGATGGGGTGGCGCTCTGCGGCGCAGCGGACGCAGGGCTGGACATGCGCATCGGTTGCCCCATCAGGGCGGCGTATTCCTTGTGATCCGGCTGAATGGCGGCCTTGATGACGTTCTTGTCGTCGCCGTTCTGATCCTTCTCGACATCGATACGAGCGACAAACTCCACACCATCCAGATCGGCAAAGCCCTTGATGCGGCGCGCGCTTTGCGCCTGCGGCGAGTTGTCGGTCGGGTGAATACCGCGTGCTGAATTCAGGATGGCGCGCAGAAAACTGCGGCCGATGTTGGTCCATTCAGGGCCCTTCGGGCTGGACAAGCCAATCAGCCCGAACACCACGCGTTTGGCAAACGGTCCCTCCAGAATGGTGAACTTGGCATTGAGGTAAATCGCACCGGTCTTGTCAGACCGGGTCGCATAGCCGCCCGTCCAGCCTTGGCTCGGATCGTCATAACCGCCCGGGCGAATGGCCATGATCACCTTGGCCAGGGTCTTGGGCGGAATCAGGGCGTACTCACGCTGGTCCTCGGCATCGTTGAAATCGTTCCAAGCGGCGTTGTGGTTGTAGCTGTTCATGAAAACTCTCCTGCTTATTGCGCGCGCGGCGCGGTGATCTTGGAAATGAGGCGGCCCAGATGCGGCTCCTCGACGACCTCCAGTCGTCCGGAACGGTCTTTGGCGGGATAGCCCCAGGGATTGATGTGCTGGCAGACGAAGGCCCGATAAGGCGTGCCGTCATCCGACTTGAGCACCACCATCGAAATGACCTGATCGACGATGCCGGGCAGCTCCAGTGCGGCTTTGGAGCCTTCGATCTGCGGGCTGAACACCTTGCGGTTGAAGTCGTCGAGCTTCTCGTCAAGGATCCCCACCAGCCAGATGTCCTTGTCACGGACGTGTTGCAACTGGGTAAGCCATCCGACCAGTTCGCTCGCGTGTAGGCCATAGGCGCCGCGCGTGTCAGGTTTGCCGGTTTTTTCGGAGAAGGCCTGAGGCTGACCCTTGGCCCATTGCAGACACAGGCGACCCGCGACCGTGATGGAGTCGACGAAGATCAGCGAGTACTTAGCTAGCATCGCGGGATCACCGTACTGGGCGCATACTTGGTCGTAATGCGCCTGGCTGTAGGACTGATCGTCACGCAGCGCCGGATTGGGTCCGCCGATGTAGCAGGCCAGATCCCGGCATTCCTGCCAGGTCCGTGGCCGCACACTGTCGCCAGGCCAATCCAGTACAGCCAAATCCCCGGCTTCCAGATCGATGAACAGCGTGCGCGCCGCATCGGTGGTTTTGAGTAGCGTGGTTTTGCCCACGCCCGAGGGCCCAAGGATGACGCCCTTGGAGCCACGCTTTTCTGCGAGGCGCTGCTCGGCGGTGATGAAGGGAAAGCTCATGTCAGACCTCCCCAGCAAAGATCTCGGTGATCTTGTCCGTGCCGAGCGCGCCCCGGGCGCGCGCCAGGTCGTGGAGGCGGCGCAAGGAATGCAGTTGGCAGGAGATCTCAGACGAGCGGGATTCCAGCCCCTGGATGGCAAAAGCCAGGTCATCGACCGATGCTTGGTCGAGGGGGAGGCGGTCGATGTCGGTCTGTCCGGCGTGACCCGGGACGCGAATGGTTTCCGGCAGGTCGGACAGGGACAGGGTTTTCTTGCGCAGGGATTCGATCAGGTTTTTGAACATGGTGATTACTCCGAAAGCAGGGCAAGGCGGAAGCTGGGCTTGCCCACCTTCACGGTTC